TGTTGCTGTTCCACTATTCATATCATAAGCATATCCTGCTGTATTGTCTGGGAGGTATATTATTTGGCTACCTCCTGTGTTGGTTAATTCGTAATCATTAGCATCAATATCAGTATTTTGACCATCCCAAAATGTTGAATAACCCTCATAACCTGTGTGAGTATCTGTACCTGTTGCTAATTGACTTCCCCCTCCATTTACTGCATCATAAGCATACCAAGTTGCAGATATTGTTACTGTATCTAAAGTAGATGGATCTGCACTATAATAATCCCTCGATAAACTTGCTATATCAAATATTGTTTTATTTGAAGTAGCATCTTTTATAATTGTATATCTTAAAGTACCATCTACTGTTAATTCTAATTTAGCAGATAAATGAGAACCTGTAGTTACTCCTAAAAAATACGGACTTCTTAATAAAATGTGTGCCATAACTAATTCTTATTCATATTTTCAGGGAAGAACATTTTATCTTGCTCAATATCAAATATAAAAGCATCCCTTAATTCATTTGGTAAATATTTAAAAGCTCTTTGGAAAGGTCTAGTAAAAAACATACTAGGTTTAATACCGTGTTCAAATATACCTCTTGCTACTGCGTATTGTAAAGACTTTCTACTTAAAAATTTACCTGTTTTTTTATCTCTTGTTCCTTCTAATCCTTTCCTAACTACCCATTGACTAAATGCTTTGCTAGGTGGCATTTTAGTTTTATAACTATATGGAGTGTTATATTTAGTTTTAGTACCACTTACTCCTAAATCTTGAAAAGCCCCATAATCCTCCATACTAAACAACAAGTCAATACTATCTTTATATACATTCATTCTATAATCTATACTGTTGTAAAGATTTTTAGTAACATTCTTTTTTTCTCTTGTTAAATTGCTTTTTGCTTGTTGGATAACATATTTAGCAAACTTGTTTAATATTTTCTTGGTTTCTTCTAGTCGCATAAGTCTATATCGTTTGCTACAAATACATCAAAGGTGCAAGCAACTCCTGCCATTTCATTTTCAAACCTATCATAAAAGAACTCTACTGAACCTTCACTTACTAATTGATATTGAGTTGTGTAAAGTGTTCCCTGTCTTAATACGCCTATAAGTTTGTTTACAACTTTAAGTTGAGTATTTAATATATCTTGCTCATTGTTGTTACCTCTGAATAAATCGGTTGTTGCTTCTTTACTTTGATCAACAATATCCATAGACATTACAGTTATATTAAATTGTAATACTTGTTCTTGAATAGTTACATTATTAATAATAATATGAGATAAAGGAAAAATAGTTTGTTTAGATAAATCTATTTTAGTAATATCTCCTGTTGTTACAGTATTAACATTTTCATCAGCAAGTAGTTGTGTTTTTAATGTTTCTGTAATTTGGTAAAATCCTCTTGCTCCCTGATTGCTCATTTATTAAATCTGCTTTTAATTTGTTTTGATTCTAGTTCTGTTTTTTCTTTCATAAAACTCAATGCATATAAACACTCGTGGATATTTAATTTAGTGATATCTTTAAATCTTCTAATATCTCCTTGAGAGAGTCCGAAAATTGATTGATACCATCCCCACTTTTTCCCAAAGTTAGCTGTTGCACTAAATCCTTGCTCTCCTGATCCTGTAAAGAGTTCAGCATAGTTTTCGATAAGTCCATCCCTAAATGATAAAAAAAAAGAATAGAACTTAACACAGCATCCATAGGCATATCCTTCATAATTTCCGTGTCCTCTCCTTCGTATTCTTCTATTAAATATTTGTCATTATATTTTTGAGTTATGGGTCTATATAAAACTGCCATAGCTCTGTGCATATTTTCATAATCTCCAATATATGTATCTAAATCTACATATTCGCCAAAA